ATCTCTGAGAATGATTTACCATTTAATAGGTGTTCCGTTAACAACGTTCTGGTATATACATTATATAAGTTTACTTCGGTTTTGATATATTCCAACATTTCAATGGCATCAATTCCTTCTTCTTCAACCTCTTCTGCTTGGTATTTCCAAGTATGAAGTTCATTGCTTTTCATAGCAAACTTTTTGTATTTGTAGAAGAATGGGGATGTTTTAGATGCATATTGCATCTTAGCTGATGAGGTGAACCAATGCGGCACTTTATTCTTCTCTAATAAATCTAATTGATACTCAGCTGGTTTCTCTAATAGAGTGAGAACCAAATCATTAAACAAATCATCTGCATTTTGATGATTCTTAGTTACTTTACGAACCAATGTTCGCATCTTTGTGTAGTTAAGCTCTAAATACTTTTTCATATTCATTTTATTACTCCTATTATTTACTATAAATATAAGAAATATACAAAAAAAAGTATCAACTTAAAAATAAAGTTATATACTGTTATAAGCGACTAAATCTTGCGATAGGTTGCTCCTATTATTTGTTTTTAGTTAAAAGCCCCGATTAGTTATTCGTTATTCTCCGGTAATTATAAGGGGCTTTTTTCTTGCGCAAAAAAAACCACCCTGATTAGAGTGGAATTTTATATATATAGAGTCACCGTCTTTCAGGTGTTAGTTTATTAAACTGATGGGAATGAATAACTTGCATCATAATAGTTAAATAAATCAGTTCTATCAGTCGATGATAACTCATATCCAGATGCCCAACCCCAAGCTGCTATCTTTTGTCTATTAACTGTAGTAGAAGACAAACCGGTAAATCCAATTTTAATAGTATTTGTAATATCTAATGTAGTAGGTGTATCGCCACCTCTTGCTTCATTATTCAATGTAAGTTGATAAATATCAGTAGCAAGGTTTCCACCATAAGTAATAATTGCCATATACCAAGTATTTTCAGATAATATAGTAGTAGATAGTATTTGTTTATTACTACCACCTCTAAGATTAGCAAATATCTTATCAGTAGTTCTACTTGTTCCCATACTCATCTGGTCAGTACCACCATCAACAGCATAATACAATGTATTATTAACAGTCAAGTCAGGGTCTTGAAATACAACAAAGATACTAAAAGCTGTATTATCAGACAAAGCACCTGGTGCAACGTTCGTCTCTACATATGATTGTTCAGTAGTTGGATTTGGTGCTGTAAAATCCCAATAAGGGGTAGCTCCACCAACATGAGTAATAGCAGAAGTTCCACCTGAACCCGCAACACTTACAGTACCATTATTACCATTAGCAGTTTGGTCAGTAAATGTGGTGGTTTGGTCGGCTGAGTAAAATACATCAAAGTTTTGAACAACTGCTGGTAAACCACCTGCTTCTTCTGCTGCAAAAAATCCTATTGGTGTAAACATATTATTTATCCTTTTTATTTTTAAACCAATCGTATAATCTCGTTACATTCAATGTTAGACCTGTAATCAATAGAAGAAGTGTTAATTCAGCTTGGAATTGCATTAGGTATGCAAATATACCACCCATTGTTGTTGCGTTTGCTACAGTATCCTTTACATCCATTATTGTTTCCTATTTTTATATTATGAGAAATCAGCTAATGCAGTAGCGTATAAGTTAGTTCCATCACTAACACAAGTCAATACATCAGTATTAGCAGATAGAGTCGGTTGAGTTCCACCTGCGAACTTCCAAGCAGTTCCATAATTACCAATGTTAGCACCATTTGTAATAATTACTGTGTAAGTAGTACCTGATTCTAAGTTTGATGGATTTGCCAAGAATGTTGAACCTGCTGAACAATCTAACGTAGCGAAGTTACCATTATCAAAATCAATTGATGATGTTGATGATGCAATTGTTCCAGCAAATGTAGGTGTATATAATTGACCTGTTACTTCTACATTAGAATTTAATGTAATTTTAGATGAACCATCGTATTTAAATATACCATCAGCTTCACCACCAATAGAAATACCATTGGATGCGGTCATAAATGTATTTTTACCAATTGCTATTGAATTTAATCCACTTGCAGTTGCACCTGAACCAATAGAAACAGCATGAGATGCTAATGCATCTGCACCTGAACCTATAGCTACAGCATAAGTACCAGTAACTTGTGAGATTGAACCAATTGCAACCGAATCATCTCCGGCTGCAGTAACCTCAGCATCATTTCCTAATGCAATAGAACGAATAGCTGCAGCAGTTGCTGAAGTAGTAGTTAAACTATCAGCTGATTTCATAGAATCAGTACCAGTACCACTAACCAATCCAGCAGAAGTTATACCAGCAATATAAGATGCAGTTGTTGCAGTTGCGGCATTTCCATCTAAATCACCTTTGAATCCTGCCGAAGCAGTAACAGCACCCGTTACATTAAGTTCAGCTGAGAATGATACAGTAGAACCATCATCAGTAATGGATGAATCTACTATATGGTGGTCGCCAGTTCCTTTTAATATTCTATTGTTTGATGGATATACGTGCGAACCTTTTGTATTGTATCCTGGACCGAACATCACAGTACCAAACTCTGCAGTAGCACCACCATCATCAGTATATTCGTAGAACCAATCGTTAGTTTGTCCATCAAACTCTAATGATGCAGTATTGTTAGTAGAACCACTATCTTGTACTACAACCCCTGCGTATCTTTGAACAGGTGTATCATTATTTAGAATAATGTATGCATCACCGATTATCTTAGCGGAACCTGTAACGGATTCTAAGTAAGCAACACTTGCCGTTCCGTTAACTACAATATCATTAAAGGTTTGTGTTCCACTAAATGAATTGTTTTGTGCTGTCTGAGCAAATGCAGATGCTTGTAAACCATCTAATGTATCTGAGTTAGTTGCGTAAGATGCTGATGTAGCCGTAGTTGCTGAAGTAGCAGTATCTGCATTACCAGTCAAATCACCAGTTACATCTGCTATTACTGTTCCTACAGTAAGTGTATCTGTTGATGGGTTATATAAGAAATTTGAATTTATTTTGATGGCTGAATTACCAGAATCTCTTTCTGCAAATGCTACATATCTATTTTGATTATCTATAGAACTTGTTACATCTATAAAACCTGCATTAGTAGCATTTGAAGCACTTGCCGCAACACCCGTTGCTTGTGATAAGTCTACTTGTGCTGATGAAGAAACCAAACCACTTGGAGTCCCACTCACAGGCCAAGTAGCAGATGCGTTTTGTGCATATGATGCGGTTAGTGCATTTGTTGCGTATGATGCAGATACATCTAAATTTGTTACAGCAGAACCTGTACCATCAACTAATACTGAACCACTTATCTGAGTAAGTTGTTCGTATGTATCTTTAATTTGCTGTGAAGTAAGATTATAATTAGCCATCTCTATCTATCCTTATTGTGGTAAGTATTTATATCTTGAATCCGTTATTTTTATTCCTAACTTATCCATCTCAGCAACATACCCTCTTTTTGTAACAAATGGTGAACGTAATTGAGAAGTTTGGTCTGGAAAGATTTCCATTCCTGTCTCAGTTCCAAACTCAGGAAAATCACTTTGATTATCAATCAGATAACCTACCAATCTCTCTGAGTACCATTCAGCTTTATTTTTAACTGATTGTCTTTTCTTATCGTATGTCGCAGTATCCACACCATTGGCTTCAGCGCCACCTTGTGGAATAAGTAATCCGTTGTTTCTTGGTCTTAACCAAATTGCTTCTAATGCTTCATAGTAAGACCAATATAATAGTGCATCTTGCACATATGTCATAAGAGTTAAATAATTACCTGTAACGGTATCATTCTTAACTCTTGTAATCATTGCTTCGTATAATTCATACCCAAGCATTCTTTGAATGTTGATATCCTGCGCTTCTCTAACTGCATTCTTCAACAAAGATGCATCAACTGCATCGTTCAGGTCAGTAAAGTTCTTTAGTTTGTTTTCGCTAATGAATAGTGTATCAGTCATAATTATCCTTTTACCTTTTCTTCTAAGATTAAATCTTCACCCATATCTGCTTCTACTGATGTTACTACATCCATTACCTCATCACCATTTGGGAATAATTTAATTTGTTGAACACCCAATGTAGTATCAATTCCATTTACTTTAAAAATCATCTCAAACGTTTTTAAAATATCTGATTGCATTGGATATATCACTGTAGTCAAGAAGTGTGAATATGCATCAAGTAATTCAGCTCTACCACCCAATTGTCCTTCAGTTTTAATACCAACTAACATTGGTGATGTAATTCTGTGACCTGTTAATATTTTTTGTGTTACCATATCGTTAACTACGTTATAGTATCCATCTGCACCATTCTGAGGAATTGGTGTAATCTCAGGCATTTGTTCTCTATCAGCCACATCCATATACATTAGAGAACCTGCATTATCTGTACCTGAGTATGCATCTCTTAATTGCCTTTCAATCTCACCTCTTTCTTCTTCATTAGCATCAGTAAATGTTGTGATTGCTAATGATGGTGCCAATCCATTCTTTAAATTGTTTACATGGAAGTTATCTACTTCAGTATCCAATTCAATTGTTTTTAATGCACCCATATAATCAGGTAGTGGATAGTAATCCAATCCTGTAGTATAAGGTCTGAAATAAATTATTTGAGATGGTTCAGTTCTATCTACTCTACTGAACTTTGGTATGTATGGTAAGTTATCTTTGTGAGGAACTATACCTCTTGTCTTACCCCAATCTCTATATACATAATAACCTGGAACATTTCCTCTATCATCCATCTTCTTTGCTCTTGCATAAGAGAAATCGATGTGATACACCTCAGCAATTTTGGTTCTATCATTTGACCAAATTATCTCTAATGCGTATCCACCATAAACTACTCTATCTAAAGCAACTTTATTATAGATATCATTCCAAGTCTCGCCATCTGAATTAGCGAAATCTAAAATACTTTCATCCAAGCCAGTAAGACCTTGTCCGATTACTGCTTGATGCTTTGCGTTAACTGCTGTAGCGTGTACGGATGATTTATGATATAAATCTATCAATAACTCTGGAAACTTATTATCCTGTCCGTAATAAACAATATCCCCTTTATCATCTTCAAATTGTGCTGTATTTGGGTACAAATATTCACTATACTTTGGGATAATACTAAATTTATGATTCTTTTTCTTTTCCATTGAAATCTTATCCATTAAACACTACATATGCTCCATCTTCATTAGTAGAAGTATATCTGTACCTACTTATACTCTCTGAAACGAACGCAGTTGTGGTCGTATCGGTTATGTATTGTCCTGGAACTATTCCTAAGTTCCATACAACTTCAGATGTACCCCAAACTTCTGTAGATGTGCCCCATATTTGAGCATCACCTGCGGAAAGTATTGCTTGGAATACCAAATCATAAGACCCTCCTTTTAAATCAATATCGGTTGGTAACGTTATTGTGCTTTTATACCACCTACCATATTCAGTAAATGGTAAAGAAACTGATGATGTAGCTTCAGTAAATCTATTTGTAAATACCAACCTAAGAGAGTCCCCATCTGCAATTGATGCTGATGGAATGAATGCAATGTCGTTAGATGCTGAAGTAAATAAATAAATCATCGTATTCCTTAATAAAGTAATAAGAAGGGGACCGAAGCCCCCTTCCTAATACTATATATAAATTTAGCCTACGCTGATACCGTTTAACACAGCTGCAAGAGATGAACCTGAAAGTTCACTTGCTGGCTCTGGCTCTTGTCCAGTAAATGTTAAAGTATATCCGTTTAGGTCACCGAACGCTGTACCTGTCTGGCCTTGTCCACCACTTAATGATAAACCTCTAGTCTGTCCTAATAAGAAGAATACACCAACACCATCTTCAGAACCATTGTTTGTTTCAACAACCATTCTAATATCTGGGTTTTTAGCTAATACTCTTACTTTGTTACGAGTTTCTGACTGAAGCTTGTGGAATGGTGCGTTCACAGTTTGCTCATAGAAAATAGTTCCGTTTTCTACATTTGAGTTAATCGCTTCGGTGAAATCACCTGTTTGACGAGTTAATTCAAATTTGTAGAAAGCACCTGAACCAGTGATTCCTGAAAGCAAACCAGTCGTACCACTTGTTGAATCAATGCTACCAGACAAGATATAGATGTTCTTTAATCCACCAGTGTTGTCTCTACAACCTAGCGTAAATCCTGATGTAATATCACATGTACTCATATCTTATCCTTTACTTTTATATTATTCAACAATTAGGCCTGGTCATTAGATACCCAGAACTCAGGGTATGCAATGTTAACACCTAGCTTAGTTACAATTCTGTGCTTCAATTGGTCACCATTGATATCGTACCATAACTGGAAGTCAGTTACGTCTGATAACAAATCAGTACCTACAACGATTTGCTTAGCAGGTCCTAATACGATTCTGTTTGAACCTTGTAGACCGATAGTACCTACGACAGTCACATTCGGAGTGAATGGGTGCTTCATAGCCATCATGTTTACTCTGTTCTCTACAGATGCTGGGTCATAGAAGTAGTTGTTTTCGTTTCTCAACCAAGTAACGTACTTTCTGAAGTTAGTGATTGACATGAATACTGTCAAATCATCTCTATCTTGTACATCAGCTGCCAAGTTCTCAATCATCACGTCAATTGTATCACCAATATCAGAAGATAAAGGAGCAGAACCTGTGATTGAGTTAGGAACAACAACACCAGTAGTTGAACCTGAGATGATAGTTTTCAAACCATCAACACAGTCACCACCTGCAGTTGTAGCAGTCCATAGGAACTGGTCGTTTGATTTTTGGAAACCTTTAACCAATTGGTCAGTATATTCCTGAATCAAAGTGAATGATTCGTTGTATGAACCTGCTGGCTGTAGTACACCTAAGTACTTCTGGTCCAAATCTCTCAAACATAGTCCGTCGTGAGATGAACGCTGACAAACTTGAATATCTCTTTGAGACATTGAAGCTGTTCCTGCTGCAGTTGTTACACAACCATATCCGTCTTGTACGTCCAAGTCAACTTCAAACAAGTTGATTGGTTCAAGGTATTTTACACCTTCTTTAACCGTAGCATATTCGATTGTGCTACCGGCCATAATCGCCTTAACAACTAATTCCCCTGCGGTTTCGTTGTTGAATGCGTCTAATGCTGTTACGTCAAATGCCATAATGCTTATCCTTTTTTAAATTACTTTTTTCTTTTTTTAGCGAT